CAGTTCTACGGCATCCTGCCACGCGCGGCATGTCGTCAGGATCGGCAAGACAATCGACCGGTTGTATCCGCCGACTCCGAACGTGTAGGTCTTGAACGCTTGGAAAGTCGTCGTCGCGTCGTCGCCAAGCGCAATCAATTGCTTGGTCGCGACGGCGTCCGCTGGATCACCAACCTCGTAGTCGAACCAGTCCTTGAAGGGGTAGGTGTTGAACTTACCATTCATGACCATAAAATGGTCGCGGACAGATTTCAGGTTGTCGGAGCTCTGAATTGAGTACCCAACGTCGCCTTTACCTTTGACGACCGACCAGTCTTTGTTCCGCTGCTCGAAGCCGGATTCCAATTCGAGGACGGTCGTCTTGAAGCCGAGACCGTAGTCGGAATTTCGCTCAATGTTGACGGGCAAGCGTTCGTCGATGAAAGCCATTAGTTGTTCCTACGGTTTGCGCGCTGCAGGCCGCGCGAGGCGCGAGCAGTAATCTGATCTTGTGAGCGCTTGAATGAGTCAGCATCGGACGTGGTGATGTTGTAGTTAACGATGTTGTCTCCCTGCTTACCCTGTTGACCCATATCGACTGGAACCTTACGTCCTTTGGAAAGCGGAATGACGGCTTCGTTCTTGTGGAGGATGGCTGGCATCCCGCCCGTGACGCCGCCGGTCTCAAAGTGAGGCGCGCCTTTAAACGCGCTAGCAGGAGCCATTGTACTCGAAAGCGGATTGGTTGACAACCCGCCCTCCTTGAATAGTCCGCCAATCAATGAGGTGACGATTCCACCAATGCCGCCTCCACCGCCACCGCCTCCGATGCCTCCACCAATGCCGCCGATTGCGGCAGTGATTGCCTGCTGAATGCCGAGACGGATGAGGTCCTCGATCATCGAGTCAACGAGGCTCTGGAAATCGAGCTTGCCCGTCTTAACGAAAGTGACCAGCGCGTCTTCTGCGCCCTTGAAGGCGTCGGTAAAGAGTTTCTTCGTCTGATCAGCAGCGGTTCCCACTGAGTCGGTATATTCGAGCATCGCCTGCTTGATGCCGCCAACAGCGTCCGTTGCCGAATTGATGTCTGCACGACGCGCCTCAGGCAATCGGCTCGCATAAATTTCTTCTACCTGCTGAGCGAAGATGCTGTTCTCGAGCCCCAACTCCCGCAGCTTGGCGCGCTCCATCTCTGCCCACTCATTCAACTGGGCAACGTTCTCGCCTCGTGCGCTTCGAATGGTCTCGTACTCGGACCTGATCGACTCCGCAACACCGCGTTGGGTTTCTGTGAGACCCAGCGCCCATGCCTGATTGTTCTCAAGGTCCTTGAGTCGCGCGGCTTGGACACGATTGAGTAGCAGCTCTTCAAACTGCTCCGCGTACTTGGTACCTTCGAGTCCCAAGCGCTTCAATTCGGCAATCTGTTTGTCGGCCCATTCCTTGGTGACCTCGGTCGCGCGTCCCGTCGCCTCGCGCAACTTGTCAAAGTCGGCCTGCATCTTTTTGACGAACTTCTCCCGCGCCTTGACGATCTCGGCGTTCTCTTTCATCTTCGCATTGAGTTCGCCGAACTTGTTCTTAAGCAGATCAGCCGAGGCCTGCGCGGCGTTGTCGGACGCGACGATCTTTGCCAAGTTGTTCTCGTATGAGTCCCCGAAGTTGTCGAGCCGGTCGGTGCGGAACGCATCCGTCCATATCGCTTTCAACTTGTCAGAAGTTTCTTGAGCGCCGTCAGTCAGCTTGAGCCGCGGAACGTCAAGTGCGGCACCAAGCTTGCCCGCTGTCTTGTCGAGTGAATTAGCAAGTTTATCCTGCCCGAAGATGCGAGCAATCGCGCCCGGGATGGCTCCGATCTTGTCGAGGATGAAGCGTCGGAAGTCGAGGAACTTGTTTATGGTTTGCTTAAGGATGGCTTCAATCCCATCCGGAAGGTTGTCGAATACCACGAGAATTGACTTGGGCACGGCACCCATGATGCCTAGGACGATTGATGCCCAGCCCTTCATGAAGTCAGCAACGCCGCTTAGGTCGACTTTCATTCCTTTAGCAAAGCCGCTGACGGAACCCCCAATCTCGGTGAACACCTTTTTCCATGTGTCAAAGATTGGCTTGATGAAGCCCCAAGCAGTCACGACCGCGGCCTCAATTTGCTGCCAACCCGTGACCGTCATGCCCGCTACCTCGGACGTCGTGTCACCGAAGATGCCGAGTGCCGCTGATAGCGCACCTACCGCAATGATAGCGAGGCCGATTGGGTTTGCCGCGAGTGCGACACCGAACCCGATGACTGCCTTGGTGACAACGCCGGCAAGGATGACTGCGAAGCCAGCCGCGACCGACGCGAGGACGTTGAAGTTGTCAGCGAGGCCAAGGATGACCTTGGCAAAGCCGCCGCCTACGCCCGTCGCGGTATTCAATTTGCGAGTGAACTCGATGGCTGCATTGCTGAGGACCGTGAAGGCCGACTCGATGGTTGGTGCAATCTTAGCGAACTCCTTTTCGAGTTCAGGTGCGGCCTTCTTGAACGCATCGACGACCGCCTTCGCGCTGATCTTGCCCTGCTCGCCCAGCTCCCGCAATTCACCACGAGTGACGCCCAAGCCTTGCGCGATAACATCCGCGACCTTCGGCAGGCCCTCCAGCACAGAACGCAGTTCGTCGCCGCGCAGAGCGCCCGCAGCAAGGCCCTGGGATAACTGGATCAGGCCAGCACCGCCCTCCGCCGCGCTTGCGCCGGAGATGACGAGGGCTTGGTTCAGACCCTTGGTGAGGTCAAGCTGCTCCCGGAACGTCAATCCCAGCTCTTTCGTCGCCAGCGCCATGCGATTGAACAGGTTGGCATTCGCCTCGAGACCCGTCCGGGTTTCGCGTGAGATAGCAGACAGCTCTGAGAAGATAGCGTTGACTTCGCCGCCTGTCTTCGTCACCAGCTTTAGTCGGTTGTCGATGTTGGTAGTGGAATCTAGGAGCTGCGCAAATTCTCGCGCGACAAGGCCCACCCCAATCCCAGCAAAAAGCGTGCGGAACCCGCCCAAGGAATTCTGCAGTTTCTGAAATTGGGTTTCTGTCTTCCGGGCTTCGGATTGTAGACCTTTAAGCGCTCCTCGCGCTCGGCGGACGCCCTGTTCCGCCGGCCGGCTGTCCACTCCTACCCTTAGACTTGTTTCCTGTGCCACTTTTCTTCTCCTGGGCTTCTAAGTAGGCCCTATCACAGGCAGTGATTAGTTTAACATAACGGTCTCGCATGTCGAGGTTGTTAATTCGGAACACGTCGAAGTAGGAAGAAATCTCCGACATTGGTATAGCGCCGATTTCGTTATACCCGGGGCGCCTTGAGCCTTGAAGTCGACAGAAGGCTTGGAAGAATGGTTGTGCTTCGGCGAGAAGTTTCGGCTGGCTCGCGAGCATGGGCGGTGCCTTACCACCCATGCTTTTGATCTTCTCGAGCGTCTCTAGTTTGTCTCCAAACTGGGTGAGCCATCCGACGCACTCGGAGAGTTTCCCACCAGCTCCTCGTCCTTCTTGTCCTTGTAGGCGTCGAGGTCGGCTGCCAGCTTCAAGACGAGTTCCCGGAAATCCTTGATCTCGGTCAGGACGCGGACAGCATTGTCGTATGAGTATTCCAACGGCGTCTCGCCGTCGAAGATGCCTTCCCAGCCGAGCAATACGGTACGGGCGAGGCATTTGACCGACACTTCTTTCTGCACGTCAACCGGAACCTTCGTTCCTGTCTCGGCATACGGCTGCACCAGTTCGGCAAACATTTTCGAGAATTCGGCGTTGCCGAGGCGGGCAAGAAGCAGCTTTGCTCCGTTGCCGAGCTCTCGCCAGACACCGGAATTTTCGAGGTCTTCGTTCGTTCGTAGAGAGTTAAGGTCAAACATATATTGACTCCAGTCGGGTTAGAGAAGGGAGGCGGCGACCCGACCACCGCCTCCCAATCCTGCGCAGGATGTTCGGGATCCTTCGGATCTTACGGACCAGCGCGTCGGCTGATCTGGTACATATACGTTCCGGCGGAGTTGATAATAACCTCGAACTCGGCTGAAGCGAAGATGTCTTGATCAAGGCCACCGGCCGTGATGTCCATTGACGTGTACTTGGCACGCGGAATCGAGATGACGTACTCGTTGCCGCTCGGGTCGGCAACGCGGAAGTCAAGGGCGAAGGCCGTAGCGGCGCGGAACAGATCAAACAACGCCGAGGACTCAAAGTAGAGCTCGATGCTGCCGGTCAAGGCAATTCGGCCTGGCTCGACACCCAAGAAGCCCAGCGTCCCAATCGCCTCCTGTCCCCGGAGGGCGTTGTCGAGATCAATCGACAAGGAGTTGAAGAAGAACTGAGTCCCACCAGCGTCACTGTCAAAGGTGATCGTCGCCACATTGTCGACCGCGTTCATGACGGTGTTGGTATTCGCCGCCGTGATCGAGGAACCGGCAAACTGCGTCTCGGTCATCGCCGCGTCCGATGCAAGCACCGAGAACGAGGTGTTGAGGATCGACCCAGTGGCAAGTTCGAGACTGAAGGTACCGACTCGGGCGCCTGTGAAGTTCCAGAATTCGGGAGTCGTGAGATCCGAGAATTCCTTCTGCACGGTGAACGAGCGATTGAGCACGCCGTTCCGAACGTAATCGAGAGGCGTTACC